TATATGTGGAATATACGGCGCATCCCGTCTTCATTCTCACCCTTGGAGCGGCCCTCAATCTTGTCGGTGGCCTTCTGCGCCTTGGTCTCTTCCAGCTCGTGCGCGGAGGATAGCCAGCCGATGTCCTTGTACAACCCAGACGCAACCCGCCGCTCGAACTCATACTGCGTGATGTCCTGCACCTCGGTCACGCGCTGGGCGGTATAGAAGTTCACCGCGGCAAACGGCAGCAGCACGTTGTCAATCGGGAGGAACTCGGCACAGGGACGCTTCTTGCGCTCGTCGTACCAGAGCTTCATGTACTGCGAGCCACCCAGAGGAAGCTGCGTCATCATCTGCTCTTGCTCGTCGCGGAACTCCTCAATCTGGTCAGTAAGCTGCCAGTTCATGAAGTCACGCTTGCGATCGGCGGCCGCAGCCTTGTCGTCGTCAACCTCGCCGATGATGTTGGTGCGAACCGGACCGTCAGGCGGGAATAGCTCCTTAACGGCTCGAGCGGCAAAGTCAATGCAGGCCTCGGCCATGATCGGGTGGACTACCTTGCTGGCCCCGCTGAAGTTAGCGCCACCAGGAGCATCGTTACCCAGACCAGTACGGCGGATCCCCTCCTCATACTGCTCGTCACGCTTTTGCCGCGCCCGCTTGTCCTTCTCAACAAGCTCGACGTACCTTAACGCTAGCCCGCCGAGGTCGTCATCCATCTCTACGTCAAAGTCGTCGGCGAGGTTGGAGTAGAAGTCCTCGTTCTCCATCGGGCCCTCAGTCGTCTGCTTGACGATAGCGCCGCCGTCAGGAAGCTCCTCAATGTCGGTATCGTCATCAGAGAACAGGTCATCAGCGAGCGGCTCAGGCTCCTCCTGCTGCTGGCCCTCAATGAAGCGGTTGAACTCCGGATCGACGGGGAACTGGGTTGCCATATTGCTTCTCACTCAGTAATTAGGGATAGAGCGCCTTCGGATTCTTTCTTGACCAAACCACCGCGCTTCTTTCCAGTGAATCGCTTCATCATTTCATAGTATTGACCCAGTTCATCCTGTAACTGTCGGTCGACGACTTGATGAGGGAATACCTTTTGAATGGTGCCGGTAAAGTCTGCTGGTCTCTGAGTTGATGCTATGTGCTGGGCCGAGTCAGGATGAGACAAGACAAATGGAGTCAAATATCTTTGCCTACCAACCTCGCCGCCCGAAGGAATTTCATGAGAGTATGTTTTATGAAGCCCCATTGAAGTCAGCGGGGCTCCGGGCTTTAGTCGGCCCATCGTGTGCCCTGTGATATTGATTTCCATGTTCCTCAGGTCTGGTTCTGTGATGGCCCATTGAATATCCTGCCCCTTCGGCATATTAAGCAAATCAGTTATTTTTGGAACCTTGGCCCTGCTGTTAAACCACTTTCGCATTTCTGGGTTTTGACGCATTGCCTCATATGCCGCCTCTGGGTTTGCAATGCCAGGCCATTCGGGAAAAGCAAAAACCTCTGCCTTACCTGTCTTTTTGTTTTTCTTGATAAACCCATCGGATATGATTTTGTCAAACTCATTGATTTGACCAACGGTCATTTTGGAAAGATCAATAGACTTTAAGTTTGCATCCGCAAAGTGCATTGCAAAATCATTTGATGTTGGGCCCATTGCTAGATGGCTGCCCCATATGTTTTCCGGATCAAATAATGCGGCTATCCTTCCAACTTTATTTTGTACGTTGGTAGCCGGGATGGCCCCTGAAGACCAAAATGGCCTAACCTCCTCAGGCAGTTGCAGATGCCCTAAAGCAAACCTTGACCCGCCTTCTTGGTTTGAGTCAATGTTTTTGATGTCCCCTACCGATCTCAATATTGCATTGGAAACGGTTTGATCGCCTGGGAATCCAACGATAACATCCCCAAGATTTGGTTCAATGACTTTTGGCTCTGGGATTGACGGGTCGCGCTCAAGCGTATATGGCAAAGCCTCAAGACGTTTGCTTTCTTTCTTGGATCGCCCGGCCAGGTTGGTTGTTGAGTTGGGCGGGGTAACGTGAACGCCAAGCTGCTGATCAGAAACCCGCCTAGCAAGCTCTTCAATCTGAGCCTTAGTCTTTGGTTTGGCCCTTGGCAACATTAACGGCAACGCCTTATCTGGAACTGATCTGGCCGCCATCCCTAATGCGCCAGCGGGGATTTCCCCAAACGCCATCCCGCCGCCGGAAATAGTTGCGGCCATGTTCGCCACGTCCTCGGGTGAATACTCTCCACCCTGCGCCGCGTAGCCAGGCAGGGAGAACGCCTTAGCCGCGTCATATACGAACTGAGGCGCAACCCAATCTGACCAGTCAACCTTGCTACCCTTCGTCAGGGCCCCACGCGGATACGGAAGCAGACCCAAGCGCTCCACTTCAGGATCAAACCCAAACCGATTGGCTACGGCCACATCCAGTCCAGACAGATCCTTGCGATCACCACCCTTCTTTCGGTTGCGAACTTGTTGCAGCTCCTCATCAAGCATCTTCTGGTCAATCGGCATACGTCACCTAAATCGCGTAGGGGTTAACGCGCTTCTTGCCGGCGCTGGAATCGGCGTAGTCGTCGTCGTCGTAGGGGTCTCGAGGTGGAGGATCAATCTCAATCCAACCCGAGTCACGCAGGAACCGCAGCCCTTGCGATGTGCAGTCAACGAAATCGTCGTGGGTAGTCTCGGGGAACGAGCAGAGCTGGCTAACCATACCCTCTGCCCAGTCCCTCACGAATCCCGGCCTGGTGCTGCTCTCCGGTATCCATACCCTGCCGCGGGCGATGATGTTGGAGACGATATTCAGGCGCTGCATCTTATCCGCCTTCCCGGGGTTGTACGAACGCACGGGGAGATGGGCCCTTTGTAGGTCTTGGATGAGGCTAATCCCGGCTGATTTATCTTCAACCAGGATGAGATCAACACGCTTGCGATCCTTGCCTTCACCGTAAACATTCTCGAACTCCTCAACTACCTTAGGGCGCAGGTCTGGGTATTGTAATCGGTCTTGCCAGCAATCAATTACCATTACCGCCATCGGACTATCGAGCGGCTTGAATACGCCAAAGGTAATGCAGGCAGTCGGATCGTTATGCGTCTTCTCTGTGTAGGCGCAATCATAACTCTGAATAATGTACTCAAACCGCGGGAATGGCTTATCAACAGGCCACAGCTTAAACATATCCCGCTTAACAATCCCAGACTCCTCGGGGTCAATACTCTCGGCGTAGATCTCCTGCCTTCCTAACTTCGTGCCCTCGTATTGCAGGATCTGCTTCTGGAAGTTCTGGCTCAGGTTGGATAGGTTGGTGTAGGTGGAGGCGGTCGTTACCACCACATCCTCCCCATCCCGGCCAATGAGGTCAATGATCAGATCCTTGGGCCTCGGCGTGGTGGTGCAGATCATGATCGTGCGTTTACCCAGCCGCAAACCGAATTGGATCTGGTCCCACGCCGCTTGCAGGTAGTCCCAGGCGGCTAGCTCATCGGCCCAGGCATAGTGGAACTGAGGGCCGCGGAAGCGCTCCGGCTCGCTTGCTGGGATACCCTTGATGAGGCTGCCATTCTTTAGGCGCAGTTCGTGAAGGCTCTTGTTGTAGTCCTCCACCAGCGCGGGCGGTATTACATTGAGCAGCCCGCTATCACCCTCAAAGCAGGTGCCACGAACGTCAGAGGAGGTTGGGGCGGCTACTAACGCTCGAGTCCCTGGGTTTGACCATGTAAGCCACGCTATCTGCTCCGCAGCCAATCTCGTCTTGCCCGCTCCCCTCCCAGCGCAGAGTAACCAAATACTCCACCAGTCCCCTGGTGGCATTATCTGATGCTTATGTGCCTGCGTTAGCCACTTAGCACGCCACTCAAACGCAGCCCTATCAGTCTCGGGCAGGGCGGCAAACTGCTTGCGTACATCAGGGTCGGACAGAGCCTTGATAACCTCATCGCTCATTCTAGCCAGTGCGCGGAGGATACGGTCCCCTGATGGCAGACGTAGGTGACCGTCATCTTGTCGGGGTTGTGCTTGTGGAAGAACTTGGGCATCGTCACCTTACTCACGACGTTATCCGCCCAGTAGTGCTCTGTGTTTGCCTCGAGGTCCTTGAGCAGCTCCTCAGCGAAGGTGCGGGTAAACGCCATCGAGGAGCTGATACCGCCAGGATCGTGAGCAGAGAAGGGGCCGCGGTAGTAATCATAAAACCCCTGCTTTACCTTGAGCAGGCCGCCAGTGGA